AGAGAGTGCTATAAAGTTTTGGTAATCTGTTGGTAGGTAGTTGCTTATCATCTTTTACTCCGTTAGTACTTTAATATGGGATATTTTTACACCCTCTAAATCGTGAAATAATTCACGCATATAATCTTCAAAATCTTCTGTTACATCTCCATCTGAAGGAACAGGGTACTCATCAGGGTCAACTGAAAGAGTAACCATTATTTTAACTCTCATCATGCACCTCTATAAGTTTATTCAAGTACCATTGTGCTTTCTTCAAGTCTTCTAAACCATTCTTGTACTTGTATCTCCATAGGTATTTAGCGATGTTACCTTGTAGGTAAGATTCAAAGCCATCTCCCAACATAGCTTGTAAAGCATCAATGCACTCAATACCTGATTCATTATAGTGTTTAGGATGATTTACCATCTCTTCCATCTCTGCTTTTTCTGCCATCATTTTCATGTACTCCATATGTCTTAACATTTTTTATTATCATTATCTGTGTCAAAAGACAGTACCACAACATTGTCCTGTTTGTCAACTACTTTTAACTTAGGTTCAGGTTTTTCTTCGTTATGTTCTGCTTCTTTTACTAGTCGTTGTCTTAAATCTTCATCTCTTTCCATAAGTGGTACAGATGCACAAATGCTTCTGCAAAGTTCCATAACACCATAGTAGTCATCATCATCTAAAGGATTTTTAGGTGATGTCATTATTGATACATTTATCCCACCTGTCCATTTAAAATGCCTATCCATTTCAGGTCTGACATCTATAACGAAATCCTCATTTCTTATATTATCTTGAGAAATCACTTAACTCTCCTTATCTTAGACCCTGCAAACTTTATAAATTTAGGATGTCTATTCTTGCCCTTTTCTTTGAGCCAATCTTCAGGAATTATCCTGTCATAGTACCTGAATCCATACTTGTCGCACCATTGTCCGTAAGAAGATTTAGCACCCTTTCTTAGTTTACTTCTACTATTAGTAAAAACAAATCTAATATCTAATTTAGGATGCTGTCTCTTTATAGCTAAATGCTTCCTTCTATCTATAGCAAGAAATCTTCCTTTCGTTTCAATTATAATACCATTGTTTAATATAAAGTCAGGAGTATAGGTGCGATAAGACAAATCTTCCCATTCTATTTTAATTGATTCATAATCATATTTATGTTTCAATTCTTTAAGATATATGGAGAGAGTATGCTCTAACCCACTCCTATACCCATGCTTTATAGCTTCTCTTCGTATCTTATGAGGAGTCACTTAAAAGTTTCGCCACGTTATACCTGTAAATGGACTATAAGAAGTTTGATAACCTAAGTTCTTTAACTCTTCCTTTACAGCTTCATCAGCTACTTTTCTAGCTTCCATAGCATCTCGCAAACCTGCTGTACGCATTTCACGATATTCTTTTTTTGCTTCTATTAATTGCTTTTCCATTTCTTCAATGTTTTGTTTTAGTTCATCTAGTGATTTACTCATGCTACTCTCCTTTCAGTTTTGTGTATTGAACCATTTTAGGTTCTTTAGCTTGAGACATCTGTGCAGGTAGCTCTTTCAAACCATCCCAACAAGATTGTCTATATGAACAAAAGGTACAATTTTTATTTAAAACCATATTACCTGTAGGTTTACCTCTAAATGTTTCAGGTTCAGGCTCAAAACATCGTACCAACTTATCTGATTCTGTAGCCTTTATATTCTTTTTGATTTTATCAAGCTCTTTATCCATGTCAATGTTAGCACGAACATACTTGAACTGACCATTGGCTTTGTTGACAACCCACCAACCACCTGCCTTCTTGTTAGAAGCCTTTGCGTAACCTGCTAGTTGTCCAATATAACCAAAGCTATCGCCTGAATGTAAAGATTCATAAGAATCAAACTTATATTTATATGACCAATCAGATGCAGACTTTATATCGTCAACTGCATCATTCATAACTAAATCATATGAACCTGATATAGTAGTTTTTTCGTCAATTTCAAGACTAACTGTATCACTATTTTCAAATTTAACATTAGCTTCTCTTAGTACTGCCTTAAATACTGCTTCAACTATGTCTCCAATCATCATGTTCATAATAAAAGTAGTGGGTTTAGGTAACGCAGTCTCAGGTTTGTTTTTTTCAAACCAAAGCTGACAAGATGGTCTGCCTATATTAGACATACGCAACCTAAACTTTTCATCCCTCTTAGTATTGAACTGACGATTCAATGCATCTTTAATGTCTGTAGCTACTTGCTCTATATTCTCTTGGCTCATAGCAGACTTGCCACTTGTAGCATTTTCAAGATACTGATGAATCATCATTTCAGCAGGATGGTTCACTATGCCACCTCTTCTTCAACATCAACATCAATGAAGTCATCAACAATGTCTTTGTCTTCTTGACTAACAGGAGCTTTAGCTTTCATTTCCCACTCATTAAATATATAACTATTGTAATTATCTATCCATGCCATGAAATTAATGAAAGTATTTTGGTCTTCATCTGTTACTTGAACAGTCTTCTGTAAGTCTAAAGAATAGTTAGGTAAGTAGAACTTAGCACCACTAGGCAATGCTCTCTCTTCACTAGTCAACTGAATATAATGCTGAACAGGAAGTCTTTTAGTTTGATTAAACTTATTAAAAGGTTCTCCCATTGTCTTAAAAGCATCACGATTATCAATCTCCCATATGAATGGAGTATTATCGTCTAAAATTACTTCATTGCCTTTCTCATCTGTAGCATTAGGCATATCAATAAGACCAAAGATTACTCTAACTCTTTTAATCTGCTTAATAACTTCCTGTGTAGCTACAGGTAATGCCTTAAAATCTTTGATATACCCTGATGGCTTACCACAGTTGAAGCTACCCTGATTATCTTTTAAGTCATTATTTAAATTGTCTGCCATAAGTGTCTTGTGATAAACACCCATAGGCTCACCTTTCTTGGCAGACATATTCTTAACAAACCTTTTATACATAAACCTCTGCACAAATGGTCTGATTTCAGCAGTTGGAGAGTATACAACAGGCATATCAGGTCGTTCTAGTTTAAATGAACCACCCTTAACGACTACTGCTTCTACACTTTCATCTCCAACCTTCTTCATGCCCATAATATTATTATGATGCAATCTCATTCTTGGTAGAGGATTAGCCTTGCTCGTATCAGATGAGCCTGTTTCCCCTGCGATACCCATAGCTTTTGCCATCTCTGCATAATTATTGGTATCTATTGTAGTTATTTCATTAACCATACTTCTTTTTCCTTTCTATCAAAGTTTGTAAGTTATATCACATAACGTCTTTCGTGTCAAGCCAATTATTACCTATTTTTGCTTCTAATAATAATGGCACATTAAAGTCTAATGTAAATGCATTATTTATTAATCCAATCATTTTACTATTGACTATTTTAATAACATGAATTACTTTTTGTATCTCTTCAGGATGTATGTCTATGACTATAGAATCATGCACACTATTGACAATACAAGATTTTAAGTTAGATAATTCATTTTCTATAGTTACTAGTATAAGAGGTACTATATCAGCAGTAGCGAATGATTGTACAGGATAGTTCTTTATCTGTGTAAAGTGAGAAACCTTACCATAAGAGTTTCTCCTAACATCAGGGAATGAGAACTGTCTACCTGATGGTGTAGTTATCTTACTAGTGCTTATAGCTTCTTTAGCCAACTTGGAGTGCCATAATGCGATTCCTTCGTACTTTTCTGTGAAGTGTTTATAATATGTAGCCTGAGCAGGTGTCCTTCCAAATCCTGTTGCTCCATACAAGGGAGCAAACGTGTGTGCTTTCGCTTCTTGGCGAGATGTCTTTTCACCTGCATCACTAATAACACTAGCAGTATAACTATGCACATCAAATCCATCTTCTATCTCCTTCATTGCAGTTTTATCTTGTGACAAGTAAGCTGATACTCTAAACTCTAACTGTGCAAAGTCAGCTTCAAGTATCTGTCCACCTTCCCAACGAGATACAAACACTTTTTTAACAGGGAATGTACCACCTCTAGGCATATTCTGCATATTAGGGTCAGCACCACTAAACCTACCTGTTGCAGTTCTATGTTGTAGTAGTCTTACATGTAACTTGCCATCAGGTTTAGTGTGTGTAGTAATGCCCTCAACAAAAGATGACAAGTATGTATCTAAGGCTGATAGTCTTTGTAGGTCAGTTAAGAAACTAACTGCCTGTTGTAGATTATTCTTCCTAGCAATGCCCTGTAGTGTAGCTAGATTAGTCTTATTAACTGTAAATCCATTGGCACTTACCCACTTAGCAGTAGGAGCAGTAAACTTTAGTCCTGCTACCACTTTCGTAGGTACAAATAAGTAGCCAACAGAATCACAAGCATCACATTTGTTGGGTTTAGCATAAGGTATTCCATTTTTCCTAACCTTTCTTACATAGCCTGTGCCTAAACAACCTGCACATTTCTGTGCTTCTGTCTTGTACACAATGTCTGATTTATCTTTAACATTCTTTTTATATTCACTCACATCCATATATGGAGAGAATGTATTTGCCCATTCAAGTTTATCTTTAGGCTTTCTACTATATATAACCCAAGACATCTGTTCAGGACTATTGAGATTAATCCGTGTATCTCCCATTAGTTGTCTTACTTGCGTGTTCAATCGTTTCTCTGTATCTGCTTTCTCCTTCTCAAACTCATCTCTAACATCATTTAATTTTGTAACATCTACAGTGAATCCATTCTGATATATCTTTGCTAGTGTAACAGATACACGATTAGTCAATATAACTGTATTCATTAAACCTGCATACTCTTCTGTGTTTAGTTTCTTGTATAACACATCTGATAATTCTTGTGTTGCTTTTAAGTCAGCAGATAAGTAGTCAGACAACTCTTGCTTAGGTATCTCATCTATAGGTGTTTTATTCTTAAAGTATTCTTTCATAGTGTCTTGTTTCTTTGTAGCCAACTCATATCTATTAGCACATGCTTCAAGTGATAAAGGTTGTTTGTTACCTCTTTGTAACACATACTCTACTAGCATAGTATCAAACACTGCACCATCATACTTTAATCCACACTCCCATAGCCACAGTAAGTCATGGACTATGTTATGTCCTATGAGTATAGTCGCTTGGTCTAGTAACTCTTGTACTCCATCAAAGTTATCTCTGAATAAGTATTCCTTGCCACTATCAGTTAGACAACCAACCATAACCAATCTATTGTTAGATTCAAATGGGTCAAGATGTAACTTACCATCTCTGTGTGTAACTGTATTCTCTACATCAAGTGTTAGTTTCATTTAGTGTCTCCCTATGTTTCTTTAAATACATAATAGCTTTTTTTAAAATGTCAACACTATCTGAAAAACCACCTAATGCTCTATTACAACTATGACATAACCAACCTCTGAAAGTTTCAGTATCATGGCAATGGTCAATAACCCATGCACCATTTCTTAATCCACCTTTACCTGCAACATCTGATTCATTCCTTTCGCATATAGGGCAAACATGACCTTCCGTAGGCATACCATATTTTGCTCTAAGCGTATTTCTAACTTTAGTTAATTCAGTATTGCATTTTCTACACTCAGGTCTAAGAAAGTTTGCACCTGATGAAACACTAAAACTAGCCAATGGTAATTTTTTATTACACTTACTACAAGTTTTAGTCTCTCCATCTGTATTAAATAATTCTATGTCAAACATTTCATGTTGCATTATTGATACCTAGCAGTTATATAATCTAACTCACAATGCTCAACACCATGCCAACCTGATAACTTATTCTTCACTATGTTCAAGTGTCTAGCAGGACTTTCTTCTTCACCACCATCAGGATTCTTAACTGTATCTTTAGCTATAAGAACCATCAAATCAGCTTCTGCAGCTTTTCCTGTACGACTACCTTCCATCATAGCCTGATTGAGATATATCTTACCCTCAGCTTCAGCAGACAACTGTGACATATAAAATATAGCACACTCATGTTGTTTAGCTATCTGTCTAGCATGTATAGCATTAGCTTTCAGTGCTTCATCTGTCCTTGCAAAGCCACCTGTCCTAGCAAACTTATCTCCCATGTCTAGCACAACTATGTCAGGCTTATATGCCTTGCAGATACTTTCAACCCATGCCATGTCACGATTGGATGCATCCTTAATGTGTATATTCTTTTTCACAGGCTCATACAATTCACGTGCTTTACTTGGGTCTTTCTTTATCTGATGCATAGTCATGCCTGTAGCTGATGTTAAGTATCTAGCACCAACTCT